GTTCATTAATAACGGCTTTCCTCCTTTTACTCTAAGTATTTTAACTGCAAAAATTCATGGTGGTAAGAGTAACACAATGGCTAATTTTGCCGCAAGACAAGCCATTAACGGCTTAAATCCAGTAGTAATTTCTCTGGAAATGGGTGAGGATGCTTTTGCTCAAAGGTTCGATGGTATCTATTCTTTGATGGATATAAACAGGATGTACCTTTCACGTCCTAACAAACAAAGATTGATAAGCAGACTAAATGAAATTGGAAGAAGAGAAGGAAGAGGAGAAGTATTCATCAAACAGTTTCCTACTGGAGAAGCTTCTGTAATAGATTTCAAGGTATTTTTGCGTGAATTGATAATGAGAGATATTACTCCGCATATACTTTATGTTGACTACATTAACTTAATGAAAACAGCTTACAAGGTTGAGAATAACATGTATTCAGTAGTCAAGAGAATAGCGGAAGAGCTTAGAGCATTGTCATTTGAATTTGAGATCCCTGTAGTATCTGTATCACAGCTAAATAGACAAGGAACATTTGTTAATTTTGAAGCCCTTGACTTTAACTACGTAGCAGAATCTCTAGGTGTTCCTGCTACCGCTGATTTCATGGCTATACTGGGAACAGACGAAGACCAGATGATTTATGAAAATGAAATTCTTTACAAGATAACTAAAAATAGACTTGGAGGAAGAGTGGGGCAATTCGATAAATTTTATCTGGATGCTAAGAGTTTAAAAATGTATGATCGTAGTGAAATGGATGAATGGATTCAGGATGCTGAAATTTCAGGAGATGAAAGAAGATCAGTAGACCACGATAGTAGAGAAGGAAATGATTAATCAATTATTAGGGCTTTCTTTAGGAGCAATAACTGGAGTTATTGGTAAATTTGTGGGAAATTTATCTGGAGAACATCAATTATATTCAGACTACCAAAGAAGAATATTGGATGAAATGGAGGACTATGAACATTCTTCTTCTATGTCTTGGTTTTCGTCTTCTGCTTCTTCAACTACTGATGACATGGAAAGTGAAGCTTTAGGAACTCCTTATTTTGCAAGTATTAAAAAGAGACTTGGGGAAGAAGAAGAGTTTTTCAAAAAGGAAGAATTCGATGTTGAGTAAAAAGCAAATAAGACTTTTGCAATTACTAGATACTCAATTTGTCAATTGCAAAAAATGTACGCTGTATCCTAACGGAATGGCAAAACCTCTATGGAATCCGTTCAATAGATTTGCGATTATAGGAGAAGCCCCTGGTTTCAATGAGGTAAGAGGAGGAGAACCATTTGTAGGAGAAGCAGGAAAGATATTAACTGATAATATACTAAAACTTGGATTTAAAAGGAGTGATTTTTTAATTATCAATTCTGTTAATTGCAGATGTGTTAAAGCTGGAACTAACGCTAATGGAAAACCTACCAGATCTCAGCTACATGCTTGCCAAGACTGGCTCAGAAAATATTTGAAAGTAGTGAATCCAGAGAAGATACTTTGTCTAGGAAACTTTGCTAAGTACTACTTTACAGAAAGTTGGGATGGAATAATGTCTCAAAGAGGAACATTCAGGCAGTATAAGCTTGACGAAACAAGTAGAGACTTTCCTGTTTTATTTACTATTCATCCTGCTTTCCTGATATACCAAGAAGAGAGGATTAAAGAGTTACAAGCAGATCTGGCACTATTCAAGGAGTTCAAAAATACAGTAGAAGAAAATTGGACTTTCAAAGAAGAGGAATTCGCTATATGAGCATAATAGATGATTATAGCAAGTTTGTATTTGCCAAGGGAAGACAGATGGGTAAAACTGAAATGACTAGAATGACTATTCCTCTTATACGAAAAGTGTTCCCTAAACTAATGGCAGAAGAACTGGTTGGTGTACAGCCAATGGAGGGGGTGAATTATGGAAAGATAATAGAAGCATTAAAAATAATAGACCAGACAAATAAATTTATAGAATTTTTTAAAGAAGAAGAATTTACCATAGAATAAGCCGATGGGATGAAGAAATCCATAACGCTTGAGGAGGTATCATGTTTAAAAATTGTTATTATGACACACAAACTTCAACTATCCATCTTTGGGAGCAATTAGAAGGAGAAGATCTAAAAACCGAAATTCCTTGGACACCTTATCTTTTCTTACCTTCCAGAAAATCAGACATCAAAACAATCTACGGAAAACCAGTACACAAGAAAGAATTTGAGAATTACTTTGACTACCATAAATTTCATAAAGCTAACAATGCCAGTCATCTTTATGAAAACAATGTGAAGTTTGAGACTCAGTTTCTTGCAGAAAGATATCATGGGATACCAGACGAAGATATCTATGTTCCAATTTTGAGAACCTACTACATAGATATTGAAGTCTACTCTAAAGACGGAGGATTTCCAGATCATAGAAATCCAAAAGATCCCATAACCGCTATCTCCATAAGAGATAGTAGATCTTCAAAAGTGATGACGTTTGGATTTAACTACGTCAATAATAGAGTCAAATATACTGGTAACAGAATAGAAGGATTAACGTATGTTCATTGTGAATCGGAAGAAGAACTTTTGAGAAGGTTTCTGAAATTTTTACATTACGAAGATGGTAAAAATGCACCAGACGTTTATAGCGGCTGGAATATTTGGGCTTTCGATTTACCTTACATAATCAATAGAACAAAGAATATTTGGGGAGATCAAGAAGGAGCGGAGATGTACAGTCTCATGTCTCCTATAAAGAAGGTCAGTATTTGGAAGCAAAAACTTTCCAATGATATTAACATTGACATGGGAGGAGTTACTATTCTGGATTACTACAATGTGTATCGCTGGTATGGAAAGAAGCTTGAGAGATACACACTTGAGTATGTCTGCCAAAAAGAACTAGGCAAGGGAAAACTTGACTGGTCAGAATATAAGAACCTAAATGAGTTAATGGAGAATGACTGGAATACCTACATTGAATACAATGCCATTGATACCATACGTGTGCATGACTTGGAAAACAAGCTAGGGTATATCCGAATGATCCAAGCTTTAAGTCTTCTTTGCAAAGCTCCTATGAAATTCTACAACGCTCAAACCCAGTTGATTGACGGTTTGATGTTAACTCACTACAGGAGAAATAATCTTTGTGCTCCTCATTTCTATGGAGGAAATCAGGAACCATTTCAAGCGGCACATGTTAAAGATCCACACGTAGGATTGCACCAATGGGTAGTGGATGTTGATATCACAAGTAGCTATCCATCCCATATTATCACATTGAACATGTCTCTTGAAACCTTTGTTGGTAAAGTCTCTGGTATGCCTGAATATCAGGTAGTCAAAAATGTTGCCAGAAGAGAATTCGGTGAATTTAAAATGTTGAAAGAAGAAAAAGGAGAATGGAAAGTTGTAAAAGTTGACAAATTTAAATTGGAAAAATTTAACACCGCTCTGAAAAGAGGACTATTGGCTATTGCACCTAACGGAGCTATATTCTCCACTACTAAAGAAGGAGTTGTGGCACAAGTCGAGAAGAATGTGTTCTTTAAACGAAAAGAAGTAAAAGGCAAAAGAGATGAACATGGACACAAAGCAAATGAGACAGAAGGTAAAGAACAGCAAAGACACAAAGAGCGTGAAAGAGAACTTGACTCATTGCAAAGTGCTCTCAAAATTATGATGAACGCTTTCTTTGGTATTATGAGTGTTCCGTATTCCAGATACTTTAATGTTCATATTGCTTCTGCTATTACCGCTGGAGGAAGACACACCATCAAACAGGGAGAAGTATTTTGTAATGAGCTTCTAAATGATCCAAACGAAGATCTTATAGAGATCTTGAAGGACTTGGGATTTATTGGTGCTCCTCCAGTTCTAGATAAGGATTACGTAAAGTACATTGATACTGATTCTCTATTTGTTGGATTGGGAGAATGGATTAAAGATTATGGACTAGGTGATGCATGGAGTAATTTTGATAGAGAAGAAAAAATAATGTGGATTAAGAAAATCTCTAGCATCATTGAAAAGTACATTGACGATAGGATCTTCAATGAAGTCCAGTTGAGAGATTACAATTCTCAAGTACATGATTTTAAGATAGGATTCAAACAAGAGATTATCGCTCAATCCGCTCTATTCGTGAAGAAGAAGAAATACTCTTACTATCTTGTAGATAAAGAAGGAGTACCAAAGGATGAGCTAAAGACTACAGGATTAGAGATTGTTAGAAGCGATAGCTCAGAAGCCATTAGACCACGTTTGAAAAAAGTAATGGAGATGATTGTTAAACAGGAACCAGATAAAAACATAACCGCTACCATCCGTAAGTATCGCAAGGAACTAAGGGAGATGTCTCCAGAGGAGCTAGCCGCAAACGTAGGAATAAACAATATCCGCAAGTACATTAAACCAGCCGATGGACATCCTCATGGAAGACCAGTAAAGGGAACTCCTTGGCATGTCAAGGGAGTCTACAATTACAGGACTCTTTTAGATCATTTGGATATCAAGGATAAGTATGAGGACATTCAAGAAGGTCTAAAAGCAAAGGTTATCTATGTCAAGAAGAATCCGTTTGAAGTTGACACCATAACATTTCAAGAATGGCCCATTGAGTTTAATGACGTGCTCCAGTATGATCACGAAACCATGATTGAAAAATTTTTCGTCAACAAAATAAGGACGCTTCTTGAGCCGCTAGGCAAGGAGCATATCATTGACCATGACGAAGAAAAATTGAAGGTTTTTTTCTAATAGATTTCTAATAGATTTCTAATAGACGCTAATAGAAGGTGACGCAAATTGTTGTCAAAGTGACAATTTTTGTCACCTTTTTTTATGGTATATCTCCGTAAGTATCTGATTTTATTACAAGTGGGTGTTTGGCACGAAACTTGCTTATATAATAGATTAGAATAAATAAATTA